TTTTACCCAATGCTAAGATAGATTTCCCAATTTCAACTAATGCCTGACCTGCCGCAACAGCTATTGAAAGAGGAGATGCTACAATGCCTTTTAATCCCTTCATAAATCCGCCTGTTATATTTTTCCCTAATTTAGTAAGTCCTTTAGTAAATACCTGAAATAATCCTTCTCTTTCTTCAGCAGGTTCTTCTTCAACTGCTCTTCTTCTGCGCCCTATATCTACTGGAATAGAGATTTTTACTCGACTCAAAGCTTCATTTAATTTGTTCACGAAATTCTCTATATCTGCCTCTAATTCAATCTTTAGTGGAAACTTAAGTTCTTCTGCCACAATTCTTGTCTCCTTTTTATTTCTCTAACTAAGAGCAACAATCTCCTTAGTGTGTTAATACTGATTTCATCAACTTGATTCGGTGTCCATCCAAACATCATCGCACATAGATAGTATACCATAAGTTGCTGTTCTTCTGGTGTTCTTGCCCCACTTATAAGCATCGCCTTTATTTTCCATTCTTCTTCCATACTTAAATCTGCAAAGGGTTTAGTTCCATAGCTTTTCTTTTTAATTTTTGCCCCTCAGAATTGGATAATCCATTCAAGAATTCCTCTTTTGACGGAATAGCAACAGCCTCATTTGGCTTTAATTCATGTGTGCTTTTCACAAATTTTATTTCTTTTATAGATGTCCGCAAAATATCCTCTTCTATTCCAAAATAGTCTATATCTTTAATTGTCGCTACTCCACCTTCAAGAGAGATTTTTATATATTTTCTCATTATGCTATTATATTCTCTAAATGTGAGTTCCCTCAAAGTAACTGCGAAGAGAGAACCTTTATAGAATACTTCTACAACTGCTTCTTCCATCTTTCTTTTCCCTCCAATTGCTTTTAATAAATAAATAAATTTAAAGATTTAGATTTAAGCGCTCCATTCTTTTACTGTTATAGATGTCGCCTTAAATGCTATATCGAACATGATTATGTCGTTTGGCAGAATTGCATAGTCTAAAGTGTCAAATTTAACCCCTGAAAGTTCGAAGACCAGATTTCTTGTTCCGTCTGTAAATGTTAGTTTCGCTGTTTGTGCTGTTATGGTATCTTGTGGAGTTGTCGCAGTAGTTGTGCCTCCTAGTGCATATGCAATAAAGTCTTTATTTTCTGCTATTACTGTGAACCGCCCATCATATGTAGTCTCTTTTCTGAACACGTCTACGGGCTCTCTATTATTTAATTCTCTAATAAAGTTTGCATTTGTCGCAATTGTCAATTCTAATGTCTGAACTTTTCCAACAGTTGTTCCAGTAGGGAACTCAAAAGTCGCATCAATGAATGTATATGGCGCTGCAGTAGTTGTTGCATTTGTAGGCACACTTGTGCTAATACTTTTACTCGCATATAGTCCAGATAAAGTCAGCATAGCATATTCATTTAACCTAATCGCTATTCTTGCGCTTGTTAAAACACACCCAAGAAGAGTATCTCCTACTGCTGACGATGATGTAAATCCAGTTTTTATTGTTATACTTTTCATAGACGTTGCTACTGTATATACATATGGGTCTAGGTCAGTACCTGCCCCAGACTTGCTTCCTAGTAAAGGTTCGAATAACGCTCCATCAGTTAAAATGGTTTCTATACCAAATGCGCCCTCAAATGCCATTGGTATAAGGTCTTGTGCTTCTACTGCATTTATCTCATAAAGCGGTGATAAACTGTTTTTTAAAGATATTGAAGTGATTCTTGTCCCACGACCAAATGCATTACTTACGCTTGCAGGTTCAGTCTTAAAGGTTGTCTCAATTGCCCATGCTTTAGCTGCAACTGCTCCTGTTGCGGGCATTTATTCATTCCTCCTTTTTCTTCTTAAGCATCTTAGCCATATCCTCTAAAACCCTTACTCGTTGTTCTAATAATCCAAGATTACCCATCAAAATCTTGTAAAGCCTGACTATTTGCTGTTTTGTGACTTTCACTTAACTCACCTCTAGAGTTCCTCGTAAAGCCACACACCTATGTCCATCGTAAATCTATAAAGCCTCTTCATTTTATCCGACAACTCTGTGGTTACAGAAGGCACTATAAACGCGGCGTAGCATGTTCTCGGATAAGTGAACACATACAAATTAGTGCCATCAATAAAGTAAATCCAACCTTTATTTGCTCCAGCATTCCAAGATATATAATCACCTTCGCTTAATCCCGTCGCATCTGTGACAACAACTAATTGAGCATAAGCCCCCAATTCTGTTGCTGAACTAAATACGGCGTCTATTGCTGTCGGAGTTGTTACTTCAAAATTTTTTCTTTGACTTTTAAGAGTTTTCTTTATATGGTCTTTAATCTTTCCATAGCGAGTCTTATCATTTGTTCTCACATCAATTGTGACTCGCCCTCTTCCCAAATACTCTTGTCCTCCTATATCAGCAAACGCTCCACCACTTGATACTTCATACACGAGAATCCAATCAGCAACACGAGTATCAACTGCTCGTCGGTCATAAATATATTCAACTCTAAGTGTCTTTCCAAAACTTACTCCATTGAATGCCTTTTTAAGAAGAAGATAAACTAAATCAACGATTTCCACTTTCGAGCACCTGTTTGAATCGCTCTAGTGCGGGACGAATAAACGGATGTGGCTCAGTCCCATGTTTCTCTATCCATTTCTGCAGTTTCCATCCAACTTTATTTGCTTCTTCGAATGACATGCCAAACTTATGAACTAGCCAATAAACAAGGTCAGGATGTGGAACAGTTCTTGCTTCTCCTCCGTATTCAATAGTTTTGACATAAGGAGCCATAAATCCTATAACTCGTTTCAATTCCTTTCTAACGATTTCCCAACTACGCAGTAGTCTGCCACTAACAAATAAATCTTTCTTCATTCCTTCTTCAAGAATCATACTTACGAGCAGTTCCGCCAATTTATCTAGTTTATCCTCCATCTTTTTAGCTAGTGCATCTCTTAGTTTTCTGATGTCAATCTTCGTCTCGATTCTCAAAGAGTAACCACGCCCTCTTATTGTTCATAAGTTCTGGTGTTATATACTCAGGATTCGCCGTTAAAGCGAATAATAATACATCTTTTAGCCCTTTATACAATCTTTTTACTATTTTATCCCTCATTTCCCCAAGATAGTAACCAGCCTTTGACAACCATATAACAACTTCTCCTAATTTTCTCACTTCATGTTCGTCTTCCCAATTAACTTTTTTAATCCAATTCCATAGCTTTCTGTCTAAGAACCGTAGCGCAACTTTTTTACCCACGTCTAATTTAGTCTGCGACTTAAGAATATAAATTTCCTCAGCTAATTCAATTGGGTCTTTACTTAGTTTACACGCCTTGTTCAGATTAGCACGTCCAAAAAATGCTTTCCACCGCTCTGGAAGTTCAGATGATATTGTCATTATCTGCCTCTTTACATCATCTCTCAAGCCTAGCATTTTAAAGTCATTGAAGAAGATATAAGCATAAACCAACGCCATAACGTATTCTTTACTTACTTTCTTTACATATAAATAATACAAATGCCGAATAGAATGAATTATATGTCCAACTAGGGTATTAAATGTACTAGGCGATAATCCTATCTTTACCAAAAGTATTCCTCCTAACTTACTGACTAACTAACTTTAACCCGCAGGTCAATCATTTAATGTATCACTATCTATTTAAACTTTTCTATTCAAGTATTGTGAATAAGAAATCTAGCAATCTCGTAGATGCTGATAGTGGTGGCTCATCTGAGTAAAGATAATATATTTCCTTTCCGTCTGCCGCAAAAACAATTATCTTTTTCTTGTTGTCATAGAGCACTATAAACAAGACATAGTCTCGTCTCTTAATAATTTTCACTAGGCATTTATCTTCGTCTATAGTAATCTCTCTTTCAAGATATGTCTCATAGGGCGGCGTATATAAGAATTTCTCTATATCTTTAATAAAATATGTAGCAAACTCCAAATAATAATTTTTCTCCATCTCTCTAGTCACGGGCTTTATGAACGCTTCTATCAATCTAACAAAAACTCGCCGTATCCAAAAGAGGTCAGTATAATAATAAACGATATAAATATCGAACTTATATTTTCGGGCTTTTTTCCCTATTTTATAGAACGCATTCATAACTTCTCCTATTGAAGAAAGAATCTGCAAATAAACGCGAATACTATCTGACCAACTAAGTTTCTTCAATTCGTCTTTATAGAGAGCAAACAAGCTGGCTAAAGTAGTTGAAATACCAAAATCATTTTGGCTCAGAGAAGGATATGCTAGATGTAAAACTATATCT